GATTCCAATGTAAGTAATCAAAATACAAACACCTCAAATAATGCTGATCAGTTTATTGCAGAAGTTTTGCCCTGCCCACCATTAGATACACTTGCTAAAACTCCTGTTGGTTCGTTAGGTAAAGGCGGCCTTGCAAGGATCAAAGGATGGAAAAGAGATGAACTTACAGGTAAATGTGAAACAGTTTGGGAAGGTTTAAACCCACTCGAAATTGCAGGTAATTACGCTCCACAGCCTACGGTTCTAGTTAATACAAGTGCTATCGCAGTAGCTAGTGTCCTTGCTGTTGGTACGTTGCAGCCGTATATAAAGATTCTTCAGAAACAGATACAGAAGCAAGTCAAGAAAAGATCTAAAAAACTTGCAAAAAGTTTATTTAAGAAGAAGGAGAAGATAATGTCCCTTTCTGAAAGGAGAAACCAGCAGAGGGATCTTCGGAAGTAGTTTCAATACTGTGTGAATGATCTATTAACGTGTTGGGTTTTGATACAAGTTCTATGTCAGCACAAAGGACTTCGTACTTAGTTCCTTTCTTAAACCTAACTCCGTTTTGCAGGAGATCTGCACAGTGTTTTGCTCTTCCTAATTCATAGGATAAACGTGCGTCTTCGTGCTTGGCCTGTAAAAGGTTTACTAAATGAACTTGCCCTTCTCTGCACTTTCGGACGCTTTTTCGATCTAGATTTACATTAAAAGATAAACTAATTCCAGGGCTAATTGCAAAATTTGTCTTCTCAAATCTTTGCACTGTTTTATAGCCACGAATTAATGTTGGGTCGTCAACTTCTCCATCACCTATTTCATTTCCGTTTTCATCTGTAGCTCCTTTTATATCTTTAGTTGAGTAAATTGGCTCAAGAAAACTATCAACTTTAGGTAATCCTCCAGAATAATTGCCCATTAAAAAAGGTTGAACAACTAAGGTGTCGCCTTGGCATTGAACTTGATTTAATGATAAAGTATTTGTAAATTGTTTACTCGCATAATTCATGACCCCAATATTAGATACGGAACCAGAACTGTTACTTACTGGATTATTGGTCATGTTTGTATCTGCAATTACAGGACTATTTATTAACAATAGTGCTGCAAATAAATACCTCTTCATTGGGTAAATGTTGACATTGTTTCTGTGACAGATTCGGTAACAATATCTCTATTTATTCTTGTAAAACTCTTAAGTCCAGGTCCGTGATAGCTTTCTATTAGATTTGTCGCTGCTCCTTGAGTCTGCATAGTAACCGTAGGTTTAGAATTAAGGTCAATCCCATGATGAGTAGTAGTAACGCCATCTACAACATGTGTTCCTGTGGTGACTGTTTTAGGTAATAAATCTCCTTGTATTGATAAATTTGTGCCTCCCAAACTATACTCATACCCTGTCGAATATGACCACGATTCTATTAACTCAGTTGTGTTTTGTTTGCTTTCTGTTCTTGAGGTTGTACTTCCAGAATTGAATCCAGGAATAACTGGGACTGCTTGTGCTGGAAGGGATATGAAGGCTATTAATAACAAATAACGCATTAGTCACCTATAGACAATGCTGAAGTAATTGAGCCTGTTACAGATGTACCCGACTTACCTGGAGTTAGGCCAATAGTGCCCCCACTTACGCTGGTAATAGTTGCTGCTAATCCAGTATTATCTCCACCAGTATATGTAATCGTATCTCCCAACATTGGTAAACTTCCGACTGCACCAGAACTCAAAGTTGTTGCACTTGGAACATCATCTCCTTGGATAAATGTCTCGCTAAAAGTTGTCGCTGCGCCTGCGGTCGTCTGGGTGTAAGAACCTGAGCCATGCGTTGCAGCAACTCCTGTTAGAGAGTTATTTGATGATGCTGGAACGTCTAAATGTCCCATCGTTCCTGCTGTTACCCCAGAGCTACTCATTGAATAAGTTGAACCTATTCTTTTCGCATGAGAATACGATCCATCAACAGAAGCTTGAGCTGTAGCTGTGATCTTGTGGGTGATACCTCCAGCATGAACTGGGGCTGCTAATAGCAGTAGGAAAAGAAAGTGTTTCATGTAAGTTTTCCTGTTTGTGGATCTACTTCTTTTCCAGAAATAGGATCAATGCGTGGCTTATCTGGTACTAACTTTATAGGAGTCTCAACTTTGATGATGGTATAAGGAACACCATTACTAAACCCTGCTGCTTCTGCTTTCTTTTTTTCTTCATCAGCTTTATAAGTTCCATCACCTCTTTTCTTTGCAGTCTCAAGTCCAAAACTCGCTAACGCTCCCGTGAAAACGCTTGCTATGAAAGTCGGGTCGATCCTTTCTTGTTTACCTAAACCTGGCAATTCTACATAGTTTAAAGTTAATATAAACCCACTCCAAATCACAACTCCCAAACGCACAAATGTAGACAAGACTTGCAATTGTTCTTCCTTATCATCCAAACCCTCCTTTAGTTTTTGCAGAGGATTTTTCTTTTTTGGATCGTCTGGTTTTGTTTCGGCCATACGGAAAAACTAGAAAACATCACTACATTAGACATAAATGGATAAAAAGTAATGAAATTCCTTTCTCAGCAGCAAAAGGAAGTAATAGCCAAGGCTCACGGAATATCTATTGAATCAATTAATAAAAGAATAGAAATATGGAGTGTGATCAACGATCCAGATACATCTAAGCCTGATCTTGTAGAGGCTCAGAAACAATGGATTAGTATTCAGCAAGGATATTGGCCTAACGTAAATGCCTGAAGTTATTGCAGCCCTAATTGGTGCTATGTTATCAGCGTTGCTGATGGTCTTAGGAAACCGATCCAATAAAAGACAAGGCGACATCCGAGAAATTTTTCACCGTTTGAACGCTATAGATAAAGAATTAGTTAGGCTTGATTCAAATAGACCAAGGAATTGGAGAGGACAGTAGATACTAAAAAACCCCTCCCGTCCTCTTAACGATAGGGGTTTAATAGCGAACAATCTAATCCCTTTAGGTGTTCAATAACTTACTTGTGTGAGTAGTAAATTACAAAAATATTTTAGCCATTTCTATGAATAATTCAAATGAAAAAACTTTTTTTCAACAGCGAGCGAGGGAAACGCTTCACCCTCTGGGTACTTGAGTCAGCAACAGAACAAAATAACAACAGTCTTACTCCAGAAGACGTTGACTTTATAGAGGCTAGACTATGGCCTAATCGAACATTAAAACTTCAATGATGGGTTACAAGTCAGAATGGTTAGAAGAAGACCGTCAAAGAGTTATGGATATGGAACGCTGGTACATTCTTGATGGGAGACACAGACCTGATCATCCTCAACATGGGATCTATACTGGATTAGCAGCTAAAGCAGAGGATCTTGATAGCTTTGACGGAATTGTGTAATTGCTTTCATTGTCAAGAACTAAGAAGACAGCAATTTAGAGCTTTTCAGCGTCAAGAAAAATTGCTAAAACTAAAAGAAAAAGATGAAAAAAGAAGAAATTCCGTTTGAAATGGCTGTATTAGTAGATCTACTGAAACCTCCTAGTATTGAGGAGGAATTAAGCATGGAAAAAGATATTCGACATATTCAATCTTCAAATAATATTGAAGAAGTTAAAAGATATTCAGAAGCAATAACAAGACAAAATCACGAACAATCTCGTTTTATTTCTGGTTGTTTACATGAGATTCATGTATTAAAAGCTAAGTTAGCTTGTGCGACAACTTCAGCAAAACGACCCAATAAGAACTTGCTTGAGAAATTATTAAGGTTATAGTTAAAAAAGGAGGTCAATAGGTCGCCTCCTTGCTTCAGAGAAAAGAAAACACAAAACCTCTTGCATTCCCCATTGTGAGAGGTTTTGTTGTTTATGCAGACTGTATAAATCTAGCGTTACGTCCAGTACCTATCCACTTTATTTCTTGATTTGCAACAGGAACTTCTGGGTACTGAATTGAGTACCAACGATGTTCACAAGCAACACATCTTCTGCGTCTGATTGTTACTCCATCAGGAGTACGTTTTGTGCATACAACTCTAGTCCTGCCTTGTCCGCATTCAGGGCAGTCTGCTTGAATTTTATTGACCATTATGGAGCTGGAACGAGTATATGTTGTGCGTGTTCTGACCTTCTACCGTCAGGCCATTTAACGCCGTAGTAATAACAAATTCTACCTCTTACATTATGCTTTTCTATAACTTTTATAATCGTGCCAATATTGCTTCCGATGTGTAAATAAACTCCTGTATTTACTTTTTTATGAACTCGATCATTTAGTTTGAATTTTGGAGTTGTTGAAGTTGTCGTCATAATTGTTTTTTAGTAAATAAATTTGTACAAGTCTTTTTTTGCTGTAATGAGCTTTTGTTTCTGCTAAAGCTTTTAACTCACGGGAAGGCAACATTTCAAGGAATCTTGCAAAGCCTTCATAAGGTTTAGGACTTCTGTAAACGAAAAACGATCCAATAAAATCAAAGAAGCGTTTCATCGTCTTCAAAGTCTCCAGTAATATTTGATTTTCTAATATTACTGACTATCTTTGCGATAGCTCTTCCTTCTAATCTGTTTTGAACAGATTGTTTCCAATCTTCATCGTCTAAAATTTTAGCTTCTTCATATTCCTGTGGTGGAATATTTTTACTTAGAAAGTCATAAAGAATATCTCTAAGTAAAGCACTAGGTTTTTTCTTTAAAACATTAATTGCGTAGTCTTCAAATAGTTTTGCTCTGTTTGGAGCGACTAAGACTTGCAAATGTTTTCGATTTCCATGACCTTTACTTTTTTCACTCATATAATTGTTTGTTGTTAATTTTTACTATAATAGCCTAATGATTCAAGATACGCATTTAAGTCTGGGAAGTCTTGTAAGTTGCGTCTTGTAAAAATTAAGACTTCAATATCGCATTCAATTGCAGTTGTAATCTCTTGCTGTAATTCAAATAATTGAGTTGGAGTGTAATCGTATTTTAATTCTTGAACATCAATCACTTTGTTGTCGTCACCTATGATGGTGTACCTAACAAGAGCCATTGGAGCTGAGTTATCTGAATGTTGATAGAAAGTAATAAAAGACATAAGCCTCGTGCGGGGGGATATAAAGAAAAATGTCCTATTTGGGCAGAACCCGTTCCAGTACAGCGTTTAGGTATAGGACAGACCTATGGGACATTCATAATGTGTCCCATTCATGAAGGCGATAGGACACTTTTGTGTTGTCCCATGCCTGTGTCCCATGCCTAATCACGCTCCAGCACTGGAGTTTGCCCTGAAAGGACAGTTTTTTGATCCTCTCCCCGTGCGAGGACAGCTTTATATTCTATTGGATCGTTAGAAACTGCTTCAATTAATCCTCTCTTAGATAATCGTTGAACAGACTTTCTGATTGCAGCAGGTTTTCCTTCTAGCACTGGGTCGTCAACAAGTTCATTGGTAGTTCTTGTTTGAGGAAAAACTATTCTTAGCCGTTGGAGAACTCGACCTGTAACAGATGTTGGTGTTGGTTCGGATTCAACTTCAGGAGTGTGATCGGCAATTGTAAATGTCAAATCATCTTGCATCTGCATTAGGAGCTGAGTACCCATTCTTCCTTGACGAGATTTTTCAATCGTGATCAAGCGGCTAAATTTGCCAACTCTTGAAGCCTCTTCTTCTGAAGGTTTTGATAAAGCCCATGTTTCATCAACTGCATCTCTAATTGCAGATGTTCCTCTGAAACCACCATTCTTATTAGCGTGATGAATAATCAGAATTGTTGTTTTAGGGAAAAGGTTTCCATTGTTTCTGGTTAACCAATACAAAGGCGTTGCAAAGTCAGACTTGTTTTCATCAAAAGCTTTACCACCACTACAACCAATTAAGGAGTCAATGATGACTAGTTTTGGTTCGTGATCTCTTATGAGTTGAACAAACTGGGCATAGCGTTGAAGCTGCCAATCAGTAAGAATCTTTGTGTTTTTATTAATTGGATAATCAACCTCTTCAAGCTGTTCTCTTAACTGAGTTAATGGTTGATCGCCATTCAAGATAAGAACTTGACCTTTCTGAATTGGGACGAGACTGCCTCTAACTACAAAAGGCTTTCCTGTTGAAACATGTTTTGCGAGAGTCCAAGCGGACATGGATTTACCGTCACCACCTGCTCCATAGATCAAAACTACAGAAGGTGTTGGTAGTAAATCAGGAATTAAGTATTCACGTTTAATGTCCATTTTCATCAAATCTTCAGCAGAGAAAATACCTTTTTGATTTTCATAAGCGAGTTGATCAACAATGATCTTTTCAATTGCTGCTTGATCCCTATAACCAGCTTGTAAAGCTAATGCATTCAGTTTGTAATTAACTTCTGCTGGATTTTCTAGGTCAAGGATTGCTTTGGCTCGTTTAACCACTTCATTGAAATCAAGAACAGTGGTTCTGATTTCTTGGATCTGTTTCTCTTCTGCCGTTTTAACGATCTTGGCAATGTCGTCTGGAAATCGAGTCCTTTTTGGATCCTCCCTATCTGCCAACCAAACGAGAGTACCTAAACCAACTCCAGAACCTTTAAATGAATGCCAAGGTTCAGTACAAGGGCTATGGTGATCATCGGCATCATTCCATTCATTAGCGTAATCAGGATCTTGAGCAGACCAACCTGACCAAAGTGCTAAACCCATGTCATTAGGTAAAGCAGAGTTGATCGCCATACCTACTTGAATCCATTGCTCTCTACTTCCTGCACCCTTATGAGGGATGACGCTTAAGCAGTCACCAATGATTTGAATAATTTCATCATCAGTTCTGTCACTAAAATCAAGGTCTTTTCTATTCTGGTTCGTTCTTGGAGGAGCCTTCATCTCTGCTATGAGCCACGCAGGAGCCTCTGGAATCGCATTCAAATCGCCATTCAACAGATAATGGCCTTCTGGTGTTCTGCTGCGGCTGTGGCCTGGGTAAGCACCTGTTATGACTCCTTGTCTGGAATTGTTCCAAAGAATCTCATACTCACCGCCATACTCTTCTCTTAGACCATGACCTTTGACTTCACCCCAAAGGTTTTCAGGAATACGAAAAATAAATTTAGCCGCATTCTTTTTAGGACTTGTTACTTTTGGAGCGTCTTCAAGACTCTTACCCCAAACTTTTAAAAGTTTTTTTAAGCTCTTGTCAACATCGAGGATGACAATTCCTTTTCCTCTAATACCAGTAAAAAGTCCAACTGCTTGGAGGTCTGGATTTTTTCTTAAAGCAACAGCTACATCAGCAGGGCCAAATTCCCTGTCGTAACTTTCCTCGAAAGGATTTTTACCTGTAGCTGGTTTCCCTGAGTTCATCAAGGAACCTTTTTTGTAGATTGGAGCGTAAACAAGCCCCTCTACCAAAGGCTTTGTCAGATGTTCAATATTCATGTATTATCCTAATAGGATAGTTAATCAATGCTCTTGACTTTAGTCGAAGTCGAGAGCGTTTTTTTATTTTAAGCACGGTTGCATAATCTTGGTCAAGGGATTACAATAATATTGTGTAAATCTTAATTTACGCTTTAACTTTCAAATTAACTTTCATTCACTAACTGCTATTTCTAACCATGAAATTTTCAACAGTAGCCGAAAAAGAGTATCAAAAAACTCTTGAAGAACCTGAGAAGAGTTCTTCTGCTGACAGGTATTTTCGTCCTAATCAAATTGATAATAATCAAGAAATTGAGTTTATCTTTTTAGAAGAAGATCCTCTTGAGTATTGGCAAGCATTTGGAGAAAACATTTCAGATGGAAAGGCATTGCCATTCCGTTTTCCTATCTCAGATCAGCCACCTTCTAATGAAGAAATCTTAACTGCAATGGGCGGTGCTTATACACGTTCAAAATGTCAGTTTGATAATGAAAAGTTAGGTCTAAAGAAAAATGTTTCTGACAGTCCTGCTGTTCATTGTTATGTATGGCCTATTTTTAATTTAGATAAAAATTGCATTCAAATATTTGAGGTTAGTCAGCCTAGTATTTCAAAGCAAATTATCAAAGAAACAGGTTTAAAGAAATACCGTAAGGGTGTTGGCTTGGACTCTGTATTTAGTTGTACTCTTCATAAAGTTGTTGATGGATTTACAAAATACACATTCAACATTATTGATAGAGAGGAAGATGAAGATAAGGATGCAAAGATTGCAGATGAATGGGAAAGTTTAAAAGAAAATGGTTTTGATATAGACCAGTTAATTCTTGGAGGAGATCCATTCAATCCTGAAGGCGATTCATAAATAACAAACGGGCTTATTAAGGAAACTTAATAGGCCCATTTTTTTTGCTTTTTATTAATGACTTATTACACAAGTGCTGTTTCATCAAATCCAAAACCAGTACCAAAGCTTCATTTGTTTTGGGTTTGTGAACCAAAGAAAAAAGGTTTCAATATTAGAGCTTGGGGCGTTACCAAAGAAGAAGCAATGAACAAAGTAAAAACAACATATCCAACTGCTTCAATACTTTGGAAAAAAGAATTGTAGGTTCCGATCTTGTTCGTGGATCGGGAGCGATTGCGTAACGGGGCAACACGGGGCAACAAATCGAACGGAGGAGAATTGAAACGAGGGGTAACGAGGAGAAAAGAGTCGAGCCGCATAGGGTCGTAAAGAACTTTATTTATTCTAAAAGTTCTTGTTTTTCAAGATGTTTATTCCAAATTTTATTAGCTTTTTCTCTTTCTTTCCATTCAAGATTCCATATTCTTTTGCGTTCTTTTTCGTTCTTTTTAATTTCATCATCTATTTTTACTGCATTACGAGAATGTTTTAGCGATTCATCTTGTAGGAATTTAGCGTTATCGGTGTGATCTGAATGCCAAAGTTCTAAGCATTGACCAGTAATTTCCTTATATTTCTTATCTTTTTTGCCATTCCATTCCATTGCTTCTATATCATCAGCAATGTTTTTTAATGTTCGTTTTGCTAACCATCTTTCATTAGCAAGTCGTTGCTGTGTATATAAATCGTGATCTAATTTGCGTGCTTTTTCTCTTAGTTTTTCTCTTTGTTTTTCATAGACAGGAATATTGCCATAGTCGTTAACAAATTCCCATCCTGCGTTGTATTCGGAAATAGGTTTAGCCATGAGGATAGTAAGAAAAGAATGTCTAGTTCTTGGTTCGTTGAACTAGAAAGCGATTGCGTTGAGCAGCGGAGCGTTGAACGGAGCAGACATGCGGCACTATGAAAGGAGACGAAATACATGGAAGCGAGATTGCCCATCTTCACCACGAAGGGCTGACGGACATGAAACCAATTCTTAATCGTGGAATTGGTAAGCGATTGATAAGCTAAGTGTCGAACCGAACTGAGTTGAAAGGAGCAGAAAAGAATCGAAATGATGCGTCTTGCAGAGAGTCGCTAAGACAAAAATTTAAAAGTACGATCTTGTTCGTGGATCGTGAGCGATTGCGTTAAAAAGGAACGATACGATGCGTTTTGAAGCGAGATGTGCCGAGTCAAAGTGAACTGAATTGTAGCGAGCTAGGCTGCTAGGACAAAAAATCAAGATGCACTTTTATTCGTGAAGTGCGAACGATTGCAAGGAATGGAAGCGAGCTGAGTCAAGGAGCATAACTGAGAATGGAGCGACAAAGCACTAAATAGCAGGACGACGCTAAGACAAAATCTTAGGGTTCAATTCTTAATCGTAGAATTGAGAAGCGATTGCATTGAATTGAGACGAGGTGCAATGGAATGAGTTAAGACGAAGGGCGACAAACGGAAATGAGAGGAGGAGCATCGAGCTGATCAGAGCTGCACGACATGGCAGGGCTGCGTTAAGCGTCAGGAGGAATAAGCTTTGATTTATTTATCAAAGACTTAGGCAATGACTCACCTTTTCTTTGCATCTGGAGCGAGTGCTTCCTAGCTCCATCAGCAGCAGAAGCAATGAACGCATGATGAACTTGTTTAGTTTCCAACTGACGTTTTTCTGCACTATTTAGATTGCTTGTATCAATGTCAGTAAGTAACCTTCTGGCATTTTTACGTTGCTTTCTAATTCCTGCTGTTGCTTGTGCAGCCAAGTAATCAGGAGCTTCTTTATCAGTGAGAATCCGAAGAGTTTTTTCTTCTCCTGTTTTTTCTTGCTTGATTACTATTGGATCATTGATCTCTGCTCTTAGCTTTTGAATTTCATTTCTAACTCGTAGATAAGAAAATTCATCAAATTCATTATCAGGAAAATGATGTTTATGAAATTCAATAACCTGTTCTTGAGAGATAGAAGAACCTTTTTCAAGGCTCTTCCAATCAAGTGGATGAATATTTGGATTAAGCATCAAAACCTACCTCTACTGGTTCAGAAGCAGTAAATCTTCCATGTCTGGGTCGCCAAGTACCTAAACCTTCAGCTTTACCTGCCATTGTAATAATTTGCTTAAGTTGAGAAACACTTAGGATTTCATCATCAACAGTTAAGCGATAAGTAACTTGCCATTCTGGGATCATTAGACGATTAACCCAAACACCTCTGCAAGTAAAAGCAGCTTTTTGATACTTAGGTGTTCGAGAGTTAAACATCTCGATAGCATCTTTTGGCCCATCGTATTCAATCTCTGGATCGTTAGAGACAACGACAGAACGGAGAACATCTTTACCTAGCTTCCATTTAGTAGCTGCATTTCTTAAGCAGCGTTGGAAGTTAGCACCTGGGAGGGTAGGAGCAGAAAACTCTGAAAAATCGACCATATTATTGTCTTCATCAATGGCAACTTTCCCATGATTTTTCCAGTAGCCAGAGAAGATCCAATCAAGTGTTCTTAAAGCACGATGGTCTTCGTCATTCTTTTTTCTTTTGCTGTGAAAGAATGCTTTTTGCTTAGAGCCTTCACCTAGTGGATCAGAGCTTTCAACATTAGAACAGAGTAAAGGAGAAGTTCCTTCTACTGTTACCTCGAAGCCTTTTAAAGCCATAATTGATTACCTTAACGGTGTGTAAGTACGTCCTTAACGGACATTTATACAATACCAATGTAATAGATACATGTCAAGCGTTTCTTGAAAAAAGGTTTGTTTATGTTAAATTGATTATGGGAAAAAGTATTTAATGAAACCATTAGTAGAGGAACGTCAAGACTTACTCGCTTCTCTACGAGAGAGTTCATTGGAACGTGATGATTCGCAAGCAATGCGGACATATAAAGATACAGAAGGAAATATCTATTATTCAGTCACTACGATATTGAGTAACACGGTTCCAGAAGCGAAGCGTAGATCTCTAGAGAAATGGAAATCCCGTCCTGGGAGTGCTGCTGAACTAGAACATGCGTGTAACAGAGGAACGATTAGTCATGAACATTGTGAGTACTTACTCAAGGTTGGATCGAAGATCAACAGGAACATCTGCAACGCTAGAGGTTGCTGGAAGTTTTACGAAGATGGCTTGGCTCGTGGCCCAAAAGCAATTACAAAAAAATCCATTCAAACGGCCAAGGAGCGAGCAAGTAAAGTCCATTGGACAGCTAGAAAGTATGCGACAAATCTGGCCGATTGGATAGAGGAGAATGTAGCGGCCATTCATGCATCAGAATTTTCCATTCATAATGATGTTGGATATGCTGGTCAATCAGATGCGTTAATTGACTATAAGAAGAGTGGAAATTTATGTATTTTAGATTTTAAGACTAGTGGATCGTTAAAACCTAAACCAGATGCATGGTTAGATGATTATAGGCTTCAGTTAAGTGCGTATGCTTGGGGATTGGAGCGTATGACAGGGATTAAAGTAGGAAGTGCATTAATTGTCATAGCAAGAGAAAACGGTCTACAGGAAGTTGCAATGAATACATTGGAACTAGCAGGAGGCCGTTTATTATTTGAAGAAAGGTTGGAACAGTTTAAAGAAGAA